GTTTAGGCGTAGGACTTCCTTTAGCTCAGCTAGGAATGTTTGGACAAAATGCTGAGGATACTGTCAAAAGAGACTCACTAATTTATGATCCAGATGTAGAAGGTAGTAAAAAGATAGGGGACCGTAAGGCTGGTGCCGCAATTGCTGACTTCTTTACCGGCAGATCATATCAGGATCTTGTAGATGCATCTCTTAAAAGTAGAGCAAAGCAAATAAAGACTACATACAAAGATTTACTAGATTTAAATACAAAATTAAAACCTGCTCAGTTAGCACTTAAAACTGATCGTGAACTTAGGAGTATGCAAAAAAAGGCTGTAAACAGAGATGCAGCTTTGACAACTTATGGTGGCTCTGGTGGTGATTTGACGCCAGAGCAGCTGGAAGGTATGACTACCCAGCAAATTAATAACGCAGCTCGTAGAGCTAGTAATAAACGAGATATTGAGGAAGCACTGGCGATTGAGAGAGCAAAGTTTGATAATCCACAAACTAAGTATGATCGAGATCGGCAGGAATCAAAAGATCTGCTAGCGCAGCAACTGCAGGCATTCCAATTTGAAGATGCTAGGGCAGAGCGAAGAATGGCTAATCGTAAACAAGATTTGATTGAACAGCAGACTAGATTACAAAATAGCCGTGCAGATCGAAAGGATCAACAACTTGCATTGATGACATTAATTAAAGGTCTTGCTGAAATGAGCAATAGTGTTATTTAACTGTTATACAAAGACCAAAGCTCATCAAGATTTTTGCCACCTTGACCATAGTAAGAACTCCCCATTCCGTATCCACTCGGACTTCTACTTGAAAATGGTAAGCTAGCCCATTCTGGAGCTAGTTTATCCATAACAGCTTTAAATTCTTCCTTACTTGTAATCACCTTATCTGGATTAACGCCACGGATCTCAGTAAGATAGCGTCCAGCTTTCTCTTGGCTTTCAGGACTAAAATCAGGTAAGTTCAATGCCTTCTGAGCTCTATCCCACGTTGGTTTCATAAATTGGAAAGCACCAGCAGCTTCAGAAGTAGTTCCCCACGGAGTCTTTTCTCCAATATTGGGATGAGCATCGAATCCTTCAAATTGATGGCCTCCATAGCGTGTTGTATAGCCCTTATCGCCACTTGTGCCTTCTCCGTATCGAATAACTTTACTTAGTCTTGACCAACCTTCTGATGTATTAGGTAGAGAATAAGAAGAAGAAATTGGCAATGTTGAGCCAGTGGAAAATCCAACATTGGGATTACTAGAGACTTTGGACCCCGATGTGGTAGACCCCTGTGTCGTTGTTTTGGCTGATGTTGCTGAAGGAGTACTTGGGAGTGTAGAAGGCTGCTTGAGTAGATCTTCCAGCTTCTTGAATATCTCAGCTTGTTTCGTATCCCTTTCATCTTGTGACGCACGCTCTTCCTTTCTCAAAGCATCAAATTGAGCTTCAAGTGCTGCATCTTCTTTTCTTTTTTGAATTCCGTCTTTTATTGAAATAGCTCCAGCGCTTACCAAGCCCAAGCCACTAACTAGACCAGCAAATCGCTTGGAAGGTGCTTCAATATTTTTGACATCTTCGTTGTTTTTCCTCCTTGCGTCTACTTCTTGCTTAAGCGCGTAAGCCTCGAATCCCTTTTTATGTAATTTTTGATTGGCATTCAACGCAGCCTTACGTTTACCCGTCCGAATATTATTAGATTGATTGACAATTTGGTTAACAGCAAGGCTATTCTGCTGCGTAGTCTTATAGATATCAGTCAGGCTCTGAGAGGTCTTTTTACCAATACTTGAATAATCAGCCATCTAACTATGCATATGCTTTATACCCATTGTAGTTAGATACAATAAGAAAAGAATATCAAGTTAAGTGTAAGATGACTAGATTTGCGCCTGGAACAGATCCTGATTATGTGAATTGGTATAACGTAAATAAAGGCTTCGGCGGTGATCAACGTGCAGCTCAAGATTACGGAAGAGGGAATCAGCAAATTACAAAATACGGCGAAACACGTCCTAAATACACTGAAGGGCAAACGTTTAGTAGCGATGACCCAGTAAAGGGTAAATCAGAATTTCAAGACGTAAAAACTAAACCACGTACTAATAACCAACAGTTAGGTGGAACCACGGGTGGAAATAGTTCCGCACCATCAACTACAAATCAAGAGTTGGATGGAATTAGGAAGGGACAGAGCACTCTTCAGGACATCATGACTCAGTTCTTCCCAATGCAAATCGATAGCGACGATGACGGCGGCAGAGCGCTTAAGGATGGATTTTCTGTTGGATTCCTTCAGGACTATTTCAACAGGATGGGTTCTAAGGCAATGGCTGAACTTGATTCATCCCTTGGTAAGGACAACATGAGATTTGGCTATTACTTGAACTCAATGGATAAATCCAATGATCGGTTTGAGAACTATATGTACGGAAACCAAATGGCTGACCGTGCCTATGAGCGTCAAAATCAGTTTGCGAACCAGGAGTTCGGTCGAGACATCGGGATGCTGAGTGCCGTAGGTGAGCAGACACGCGACAACATGAGAGAAAGTGGTAAGCAAGATCGTCTTGGTTACATGGTTCAGGGTGAAGAGACACGTAAAGGTATTGACTTCCAAGATCGCATTAATGCTCGCAGAAGCGATAGGGAAGGTAGACGTGCAAGCAAACTTGCTAGGTCGTTCTAATGACTACAACCACTAAAAGCGGTAAGGTCTACATGACATATGTAGATCAGTGGTTGGATACATTACCAGCCGCTGAGTCAGAAGAGTTCAAAGAATTTGCTGAGGTCACTCCCTCAATCATTGAGATTTGGGTATACGCAGGAATCCTGCAATATCCAGGAACATTCAATGACATGGCCCGTTGGGTCAAGATGAAGTACAAAAAGCTGAACAGACGTGAAATCCTCAATAGTGAAATTGCTGCTCTGCACTCCGATGTACAAGAGCTTCGAATGGCAATTACCTCCGGTGAAATCAAAGGCTCCGATGGTGCTGCGCGTCTGGCATCACTTGAAAAAGAACTTCGCTCTCATATTGAAACGTCTGAACGGATGAACAGGACGTCAGATAAGAGAGGCATGATCCTTGCCGGTGCTGACCGAGTAATGCGTGAAATCACTGCCATCTTCAAAGATGACCCGCAGTTTGCAGAGCCAATCGAAAATGCGATGAATGCGGTCTGGTCCAAGATCTATAGCGAGCTGAACTGATGTACGGCTATCCAGTTGGAATTCCAATGGTGTTTGATGCACCAACCGAAATTAGGACTGCAAGACCCCCGATTGAACCTATTCCAGAGATTGAAGGTGCTGCCACTTCTGGATTGAGAATACTGACTGGGGCTAAAGCATCAAAAGATTTCCCTGGATTGCCGGATATATCAAAAGCTGGAGTGCCAGAACCAAGTGGTCCTAGCAGAATTAATGCAGATGCTTTAGACCAGGCTAAATACAACCGAGATCTAAAAATCTCAACAGATCGATTTAAAGCAATGCGTAAGAATAGTAAATACATTGCAAAGGCAAAGGACCGATTTAGTGACGAGCAGGCGAAATATTTTAATCCAGGTGGATTTGCTGGACGAGGTAGATCTGCACAGAACAAGGCAATGCAACGAGCTAAGGCGTGGAGATCCGCTGCTTATGGAATGAGACCTGATGCAAGACAATATTTGACTTACCTTTAGTTAGACTAAAGATAAAGTCGAGCATATGGCATTACCTAGCGCAGCATTAGCGTATAAACGATCAGCATTAATGACAGCTACGAAAGTAACTGCAAAACCACCAAGCGAACAAGTACTAAAGGCACGAGATAATTTCCAAGACTTTTGTAAGTTTATGGGCAAAGCTCCAGCAAATCATATGTTGGAGTGGCACAACGAATTATGCACAGGAGAAGATAGTGAATGTCTCTTAGGAATCGCAGGACCAAACACATCGATCCTAGCGCCGCGAGGATCTGCCAAAAGCACTGTCCTTGGTTTGTTTGCAGCTTGGATGATCGGGCGTCATGCTGCTGCCAAGAAAATGCTGCGGATTCTATATATCGCCTACATGGTAGATATTAGTAGAGCCAAGTCAGCAACAATCAAAGGAATTCTGACATCAACCAAATATCGGGAAATTTTCCCAATGGTTAGACTGTCAAAGATAAAGAGAAGTGACGAATACTGGAGTATTGATTATGAGTTTGCGGGGATTGATACGGCGGGTGAAGAGGCTTTCACCATTGCGTGTGGCGGTCTCAAGGGAGCAATTACCTCAAAGCGTTCTCAATTGGTCCTTATCGATGACCCTATTAAATCCGCTGCGTCAATCAACAATCCTGACATTAGAAGGGAGATGGAGCAAACGTGGTCAAACGTCATCGCCCCCACCATGTTCCAAGGAGCAAGAGCGATATGCCTTGGCACCCGCTTTCACTTTGACGATGTACACGCCACACTATTTGTCCCGAAGAACAACTGGAAGCAGATCGTACAGAAGGCGGTCATAACGGACGCTGACGGAAAGCAACGCTCTTATTGGCCAGAGTTCTGGTCAATGAAATACCTCAATGATCGAAAGTTAGAAGATCGAGTTGCTTTTGCATATCAGTACTTGAATACAGCAGTCAAATCAACAGACGTTGGTTTGTCTCCAGAGTTAATCGTTAAAGGTGAAATCCCTGAGGACTACGACTGCTTAGGAGTAGGTATTGACTTGAGTGCTGGCCTCAGAGAAAAGAACGACTGGACTGTCATGACCTTGGGAGGCATTAAAGACGGCAAGCTTTACATGATTGATCAGAGAAGAGCACGAACACTCGGCAACCTTGAAAAGATGGATGTCTTGTGCGAAATGCTTTCTGACTGGAACATCCTGCTTGAAAATGACGAAGGGCAGTTCTTCCCGACGATGTCCCCATGCGTGATCTGGCCTGAAGCTGTGGCTTATCAGAACTCATTTGAGGGAGACTTCAAGCGAGTGATGCATGAGAACAGAGCTCTTTATAACTTGACCGTGTCACCAGTGAAAGGATTCAAAGGAGACAAACTCGCCAGATTGCGTGGAGTTTTAGGACTATATGAGCACAAACGAGTTGTCTGGAACAAGTGGCGTAAATGGACAGTACTCGAAGAAGAGCTTCTTAACTTTGGTCATTCTCAGCATGATGATGCTGTGGATTCCATGGTATTAACGATGGGTGGATTACTTAGGAGAGGTAATTTACAAATTGATTACAATGGGGATAGCTTTGATTTATAGAATTTAAAATGGCTGAAAATAGAATGGCTTCTAGCAAATCGCTGAAACAGAAGCTTGGTGTAGATGTATATAACGAGAAAGCAGCTCCAGGTATGGAAGGTGATTTATACGATAGGAACGAGATTAGAGCTCAGCTGCAGAATCCAGAGTTTGGGGATGATATGCAAGACCGATTTCGTAAGTTCCAGGATTTAATTGATCAAGGTAATTTTAAAACAAATAAAAAAGGAAGAGACTTCTTAAAGATGAGGGGACTCGACTTTTCTAAGGCAAACCCCAAGCCAAAGCCCGATCCAACTCCAGAATCATCACCGGAGCCAACTGCAGATCCAACTCCAGGGTCAGCTCCAGAATACGGCAATTCTCCTAGCGTGACGGACGGTGTTTATCAAGGAGGTACTCA